TAAAAACGCTTTGATTTTATATGGCAAGAAAAAGAGTAACGAATCCAGTACCATTTGGAACAAGTAATCGTCAAATGAAAAGAAAAAAACCAATCAACCTTGAATATATGAGGAAGGTTGAACCTCTCACTGACAATCAAGAGGAACTATACAAATCATATAAGATGGACCAAAACATTGTTGCTTATGGTGCAGCAGGTACTGGTAAAACTTTTATTACTCTTTATAACGCACTTAAAGACGTATTAGATGAAAAAACTCCTTACGAAAAAATCTATATCGTTAGGTCTCTTGTTGCTACTCGTGAAATTGGTTTTCTTCCTGGAGATCATGAAGACAAGTCAAGTCTTTATCAAATTCCCTATAAGAATATGGTAAAGTATATGTTTGAGATGCCAGATGATGCAGCATTCGAGATGCTCTATGGCAATCTTAAAACACAAGGAACAATTAGCTTCTGGAGTACTTCCTTCATTCGTGGAACAACTCTTGATAAAGCAATCATCATCGTAGATGAATTTCAAAACTTAAACTTCCACGAGCTTGATTCTATCATTACTCGTATTGGTGAAGATTCTAAAATTATGTTCTGTGGCGATGCTACTCAATCTGATTTAGTTAAGACGAATGAAAAGAATGGTATTATTGACTTTATGAGAATTCTCAGAGTTATGCCTTCATTTAATATCATTGAATTTGGTGCAGAAGACATTGTTCGCTCGGGTCTTTGTAAGGAATATATTATTGCAAAAATGGAACTTGGGTTGTAATGTTTAATCATATTGAATTAGATCTCCCTCAACTTGAGAGAGAAACAATTGATGGAGTTCGTTATTATAAAGTTTCTAATGGAGATGAGTTAAAAAAACTTGTCTCCATTACATCAATTACAAGTAACTACAAAAAAGAATTCTTTAATCAGTGGCGTAAAAAAGTTGGTGTAGAAGAAGCAGATAGAATTACTAAAAAAGCAACAAGTCGTGGCACGGATATGCACACACTTGTTGAACAATATCTTAAAAATCTTGATTGCAATTCCAATGTTCTTCCTATATCAGAGATGCTATTTCAGATAGCTGTCCCTGCTCTTAAGCGTATAAATAATATTCACGCACTAGAAGGTTCTCTCTACAGTTTATTTCTTGGTATTGCAGGAACTGTGGATTGTATTGCAGAGTATGAAGGAGAACTTGCGATTATCGATTTTAAGACTTCAAAGAAACCAAAACCCAGAGAATGGATTGAAGGATACTTTGTACAATGTTGTGCATACGCTTGTATGCTTCATGAAATGACAGGTATTTCTGTCAAGAAATTTGTTATTATTATGTCTTGCGAAAATGGAGAATTGGAAGTTTATCAAGAATATGATAAACAAAAATACATCCGTCTACTTGTACAATATATTAAAAAGTTTTTTAACGACAAACTAGAGAGCACTGATTGACCTTTCTAAGTTTTTATGATAAAGTATGTAGATGTATTATGGTTAAAACATTGCCAATTAATTTGCTAGAATTAATGGAGAATAATATCGAAAAGGAATTCGAAAAAGCTCTGGAGGACAAGTTTATTTGTCCTTCAAAATTCGCTCAAGAGATTGAAAGATTAGTTCAAGAGAACTGCGAGATGAACTACATTGACGCTGTAGTTGCATATTGCGAGATGAATAAAATTGACTTGGAATCTGTTCCTAAACTTATTTCCAAACCTCTTAAAGAGAAGATTAAGTATGATGCTATGGAACTTAATTTTCTTAAAAAGACTTCTCGTGCTCGTTTAGTATTTTGATTTTGGATCCACTAACTTGTTATAAAACTTATCTAGCTCTCAAGAATCATTTCACAAAACCAAACTACGATTACCAAAAGTACTGTGGTAAAGTCAGAGCGTCTTTGCAGACTTTTTATAAACGTAAGGATAGAATGTGGTTTGAAAAATTAAGCAGACAGAAATCTGATAAAGAAATTTTAGATTTTTTTGTTTCTAATTTTGTCGAGTGTGAAGATCCACAATCTCTTTGGATTGGAGAAATTATAAGAGAAGGTGAATCTAGATATAAAAATTGGCAAAGAAAAATTCAGTCTCTCACTTATGTTTTTAAGGAAGAGACAGAAAATCTTTTCAACCAAACAAAATTTGATGAAGCATTTGATTGCTCTAAAGGACATCCTTTAGTCTTAAAGCAATTTTTGAGTGGCAACATTAGTTTAGAAACCTTGGTTATTTACGATAAAATACTTTCATTCAAATCAAATTTTGATAAGAAACTAAATGATCCCATCTGGGAGTTTGTTTCAATGAGAATTTCAAAGTATTCTTCGTTCCTACATACAGATGTATTTAAATTTAAAAAGATATTAAGGGAGTGTGTCTTGTGAGTTTTTTTGATTCGGAAGTTGTTCGTGCTGAGATGGCAGAAATTTCGGAACTTCAAGAACAAATCTATGCAAATGTTTTTGAATTTTCAAGAATGGATAATGAAGAAAAATTGAAGCACGTAAATCTACTTCAAAGACTTCTACAAAAACAACAAGTTCTTTATACACGTCTAAGTCTTTCTGACGATCCTGCAGCGAAGGAAATGAAAGAAAGAATTATGGAAGCAGCTGTTATGATGGGTCTTCCCGAAAGAACAGATATGAATGTCATATTTAATAATATGGATAGATTAATCGATGTTATGCGTCAGCAGATTGACGCCCCAGACAAAGACTGATATACTATCCTTGGGCTTAGAACCCCTCTGCCCTGAGCAGTAAAGTTTCCCACAAGCCAAATACGGAGAAATCTGATGTCTTTTGATTCACTGAAAAAACAGTCTAAACTTGGTTCTCTCACCGAAAAACTGGTGAAAGAAGTTGAAAAAATGAATACTACTGGTGGTGGTTCTGCAGATGACCGCTACTGGAAACCTGAAATGGATAAGAGCGGTGTAGGTTCCGCCATTATTCGTTTCCTTCCTGCTCCCGAAGGAGAAGATCTTCCTTGGGTTAAAATGTACGCTCATGGATTCCAAGGTCCTGGTGGTTGGTACATTGAAAACTCTTTGACTACGATTGGTCAAAAAGACCCCGTTTCAGAATATAATCGTGGTCTCTGGAATAGTGGTAGCGAAAAAGATAAGGAAACTGTACGTAAGCAAAAGCGTAAACTGTCTTACTTTGCCAACATCTATGTTGTAAAGGATCCTGCACATCCTGAGAATGAAGGTAAGGTGTTTTTGTTTAAGTTTGGTAAAAAGATCTTTGATAAGATTCTGAATGCTATGCAACCAGAATTTGATGATGAAGATCCCATCAATCCTTTTGACTTCTGGACTGGTGCAAACTTCCGTCTGAAGATTCGTAAGGTTGAAGGCTATTGGAACTATGACAAGTCTGAGTTTGATTCTTCCTCTCCTCTGATGGATGATGATGATGCTCTGGAAGCAATCTGGAAGAAAGAATATTCTCTTTCTGCAATTATTGCTCCCGACCAATTCAAGTCCTATGATGAACTTGAAAAGCGTATGAACTATGTTCTAGGAATTGGTAAGGTTGCTCCTCAAACTCAAACTGCTGCAGTAGAAGAAGAGTATGAGTCCTATATGCCTCCTCGTCAATCTCGTGAGGAAGATGTAATGCAAGAACTCGAAGAGTCTTATCGTAAGAGTAAGTCTGTTGAACCTAGTCTCCCTAAAGTTTCTAAGTCTGACGATGAAGACGAAGACGATGCTCTGAGTTACTTCCAGCGTCTTGCTGAAGATTGATTACTCGTAGAGTCTAATATTATCTCCTTTCTTCAAGGTGGCATTCACATATTGTGGGCCACCTTTTACGTATGGCATAATATTTTCAAGATCATCAAACAGAACACTTAGATATGTTGGTTTAAGAATGTAGATATTTCTTTTGTTTTCCTCAATAATATTTTCATATTCATAATTAGTCACAGATCTAATGAATGTATTTGATGGAACTTGAACAGATTGTCCTAATCCATCATCATAGTATTCATAATAATATGCATTTCCAACGTTGGTTGAGTTATTGATCGTAAAGTTTGCAACTTCAGAACCCCCTATTACAGGAACTGAAACTGCTGGTGTTGTTCCTAGATTGAATGTAAATGAATTTGGTGATTGAGAACCTACTGGAGAAGTAGAAGTAACAATGAATGATCCATTGAATGATGTTGGAGATACATTTGAAATATAAACCTGTGCTCCTTCAACTAATCCAAATATTCCATCCTGAAGAGTAACAGTAACTTCGTTTGTTTCAGTATCTGCAAAAATTGATGCTATTCTATTACTAATTACTTCTAAAAAGTTTCCATTAGTTTTCCAAGTTGGTTGCATCTCAACACCAGCAGGAAGTAATGTAACACCTTGAGAATCTATGATTGCGTCAGTTTCATAATGATGAATTCCCGAATATAAGTTTTCATAACTTCCGTATTTTTCCAGCATAATTTCATCAAATGATGATTGTGGTAAAGGCCACTCAGTGTTGATGTTTACAATATTATTTGATAATAGGACTACCCAATCTAAAGTTTCATCCTCATAAAACTTAAAGGCAACATTATCGGGACGTTCGTCTCCAAGAATTTGATACTTCTCAAAGAATTGAAGATCACCAAAAATATCTTCCCTTATTTTTCCTCTCTTGAATAGGTTTTTTACAACCTTATATGACGAGATGTTTTGTTCATCTTCATCTCTGTTTACATATGCAAAGTTTGGAACGTATCTGAAGTAATGTGCCATATTAGTAACCTATTTCTGTATCAAAACTTGTAGAACCCTTACCATAATCATCATCGTAAATTGGTTCAAGTTCACCAAATGTTAAACTTATTTCATAAGAAGTCATAGAACCATCATAATAAGTTGCATAGTTTCCAGCAGGAGTGTAATTTACATTACATCCAGTGAGAGCACATTCTTTAATTTTATTAATCCAAGGATGCTCATTATTTTTATGCAAATATTTAATTTCAAATGTATGTGGTGATTTTAAAAATAATCCAGTTGATGCTCTCTTAACAGACATTCCTTGTTTGAAAAATCTTATAATATTTCTAATAACTTTTGCTTCTTCCGGTTCTCTCGCAGATAATGTAAATGTAAAACTAAAGTTTCTCAGTTGAGGTCCGTTAAATAGCAATTCCATATTGGGGTTTACAATACCACCAGTTACTCTGGTAAGTAAACCTTTTGTTCCTGCAGCTTTATCCGCAAATCCTGCAGCAAAAGCAGTCTTCAAACTTTCTGCCGAACCTTTAAATAAATCTGTTATTCCTTTTACAGAAGCTGCTGCTCCTTCTGAACCTTCTGTAATTGTTGCTAAAGCGGCAGATGCAGCAATTAATTGTCCAGCATTCATTTCATCTGAACCCCAATTAACAGTATTGGAATCTAATATTGATGGTTGTATTGGTAATGTAACTGTGCTTCCTCTGACTCGATCTCCTCTACTTCCTTTTTCATCTCCAAGAGGTTTACCTTCTGCAATTCCCGCGAGATTTATTGGTTTTGGTTTGTATTCAAGCATTGTAAATGTAATACAATCTTGTTCAGTTGTTTTTAATGTTATCGGATATCTTAAATTATTACTATTTGGATATTCGGTAACTTTTCTAGTTTTATCTGAACCATCTATTTTTAAATTTTCTAGATTTGTTTGACTTTGGTCTAGATTTATAGAATCTCCGGAGGTCGATATACCTGCATTTGCAGTTGCTGCATTACCTACGGTTAATTGATTTACCTGCTTATCATTTGCTCCATTTGATTTTGCATCTGATTTTGAGGCATTTTTTACAGCATTGCTTAATGGTCCTCCAGACTGTAAAGATTTTATTTGATCTTTAGAAAGTATATCTTTCCCGTCAGAATCTTTTGTTGGAATCCAAGTTTTTCCTCCATCACTTGAGGTTGCTAGTGCTCTTGGTTCTTTTCCACTTCTTAATGTTACTGTATCTTGAAGAGTGAGTTTTGAGGCCTCTACATTACCTTGTGTTATATTGGTTTCTGTTTTTACAGTATAGTTTGTGGTAGTATTTCCTACTTTCACAGGAAATGGTTTACTAGTACTTGTTTTAGATCCATCAGAGTTCCAAGTCTGAGAAGATGGCATCAGAACTCCTCCCTACGCGCAAGGGACACAAGAACTTGTGTTACTGTTTTTCCTATGAACATTATTTTAGAAGTTCTTTATGTTGTATTTATACCCCCAAGTCATCCTCTGTGATAATCTTGAATTCTAATCCGTGATCTAAACACCATTCTTTTGCTGCCTTCCATTTAGCAACATTTTTTTCGTAAGTTAACGCCTCGGTAATTAGAGTTTTAGTTTTTTTCTTACCAGCAACTGGTGGAGCAGTTTGTCTTTTTGGTTTAACTTCAATCAAATATCTTTTGATCCTTCCACTACTCTCTTTTATTTTTACTATAAAGTCTGGGAAATATCTACGTACTTTATGTGTTGTGGGATCATAATATGGAATGAAGAACTCTTCACTACCCCATTCCATGATTGCTGTGTTACGATCACAGTATCTCATAAACTTAAGTTCCCAAGAACTTCTATAGATTATATTATTCGAATCACCTTTATATTTTTCTGGATTTTGTGGGTGAAATCTACCTTGATGATATTTCCCGTCTCTTCCCATAAATACATAATAAACCACGGTGTATTTATAGATGCCCGCACCCGCACCACAAAAACGAGATGTATCTTTTTTGAGAACAAAGATAATGCAACCAGCATTATCTTCTCATTTTGAGTGCTATTTTGTTATTCCGGAAGAGGTTAAGAAGCAGTTATCATATAACACGATTAATGCTAATTCACCAGTAACTACAGAAACTCTAACAATTTCTTGCTCTGATGCTTCATTACCTGGTTCTTCATTAGCAACTCACGAATTAAATAACGATTTCACAGGTGTTACTCAAAGACACGCATATAGAAGACTTTATGATGATCGTGTAGATTTTACTTTTTACGTTGATAGAGATTATTTACAGATTAGACTTTTTGAAGTGTGGATGAGATTTATTGCTGGTGAGCAACTTTCTTTTGGTGAAAAAACGGATGTTTCATTTAGAAGTCCTTATCCAAAGCAATATAAAGCAAGTGCAATTTATATTAAAAAATTCGAAAGAGACTTTGGAATTAAAAAAGGTAGTAATAGAGTCTTGACTTATACTTTTGTGAATGCCTTTCCAATTTCTGTAACTTCTATACCAGTTTCTTATGATTCATCTCAACTTTTAAAATGCACAGTTTCTTTTACATATGATAGATATTTTGTTGACAATCCAAGAGATAGACCTCTTCAAGCGGAACCATCAGCTCCATCACCAGCAACAGGAATCCCAAATCCATCCAATGTATCTTATGCTGGTGGTCAAGTAGCAACTGATGCATTTACTGGTAATGCATCCTTGAATGATAGTTCTCTCTTTAATAATATTGCACCAAGTCAGTATGGAATATCCGCTGGTACTTTATCTAATACTGTTGGAGAGGGTGAAGAACTTGCAAATGCAGTAGCTAGACCTGTGGAAGAGGGACTTCCATATGTTGGTAGAAACGTAGGACCTCTTGCACCATAATAAATAAAGTACCTGAATTGTTTTAGGAGATTATGCCTTTACCAAAAATTGCTACTCCAACTTATGAGTTGGAATTGCCTTCTACTGGAGAGACTGTAAAATATAGACCTTTTCTAGTTAAAGAAGAAAAACTTTTAGTTATTGCTCTTGAATCTGAAGATACTAAACAGATTACAACAGCAATTAAGACTGTAATTAAAAACTGTATTGAAACCAAAGGAATCAAAGTAGAATCTCTTCCTACGTTTGATATTGAATATTTGTTTTTAAATATTCGTGGTAAGTCAGTAGGTGAAGAAATTGAAGTTAATATTATTTGTCCAGATGATGGAGAAACTACAGTACCTATTAAAATTAATGTTGATGACATTAAAGTTCAAAAGAATGAAGAGCACGATAATAAGATTAAATTAGATGCTCATTTGATGATGGAAATGAAGTATCCATCATTAGAACAATTCATCAAGAGTAACTTTGATCTTTCAAATAATAATGCAATGGAGCAATCCTTTGAATTGGTTGCTTCTTGTGTAGATAAGATTTATAGTGAAGATGAAGTTTGGGCAGCTGCTGATGTGACTAAGAAGGAACTGATGGAGTTTCTTGATCAAATGAATTCAAGTCAGTTTAAGCAAATTGAAAAATTCTTTGAGACAATGCCTAAGTTATCTCATACCGTGAAGGTTACAAATCCAAATACTCAAGTTGAAAGTGAAGTTGTTCTAGAAGGGCTATCAAGTTTTTTCGCATAGCACTGGTCCATATGGACCTTGAAAACTACTTCCGACTTAATTTTTCGTTAATGCAGTACCATAAATATTCATTGACGGAAATAGAAAATATGATACCTTGGGAAAGAGATATCTACGTCGAACTTCTCAAGCAACATATTGAAGAAGAAGAGTTAAAACAACAACAACAAAGTAATGGCTGGTAATCCCACTTTACCCACAGAGAATATAGATGAGGTAATTCTAAGATTACTAGCCTTAGAACCTAATGAGGTTGATGAACTTGATTATGAAACTTATAGTAAATATTTAAGAGAACTCCTTACTGAAATTAGTGCTGGAAGGAAAATTGATAGTGGTGAAGTAGAATTAATACGGAAAGAATTTAAAAGAGTAAGAGGAAAGAAAGGTAGATTTAGAATAGCTTCGAAGAAATCAAAAGTAACTGCAACTGGTCTTGGTCTTGGTGGAATTCGCAAGCAGACAAAAGTAGCACAGCAAAGAATAATGCTGATGCCTGTTGGAGGAATTCCAAAAGGTGGGAAAGATGTAAAAGAAAAAGTAGAAAAAGTTTCTAGAAAGAAAAAGACAGAAAGCGATCCACTTATTCGTATCAGTAAGACTTTAGATTCAATTCTAAGAACCCTTACAAATATCAATAAGGAAAATAGAAAAAGAATTGATAAAGAAAGAAAAGATTCTGAATCTAGAAGAAGAGGTGGAAGAGAAAAGGATTTAGAATCAAAGAGATTTGATGGTATTACGAAAGCACTTTCTGTTATTACAAAACCATTCCAATCTATTTGGGATAGAATAGTACAATTTATTACCAATGTAGTTCTTGGTAGGATTGTATTAAAACTCTTAGATTGGTTTGCTGATCCAAATAATCAAGGAAAGATTAATAGTATAATACGATTTTTTGGTGACCATTGGCCAACTCTTTTAGCACTATACTTAAGATTTGGAACTGGTATTGGTAGGTTTGTTGGTAAATTAACTGGGTTCCTTATTAAAGGTGCTATTAAACTTGGCGCTCTAACTGCTCGTTTGCTTGCATCTGCGGGACTGAAAAGATTTGGAGCAGCAGCAAGTTTTCTTGGTGGACCGAGAGGTAAACTTTTAGGTGCTGGATTAAGTCTTGCTGCTACAGTTGGTGGAACTTTAGCATTAGGAAAAGGAATTGAAAGTCTTGCTGGAGGAGATAAACAGGAAGCAGCAGTTCCACAATTTAGTGGTGGAGGATGGAATAAAGGTTTTGCTAGTGCCAAAAACTTCTTTGGTAATATGTTCAGTGGTCTTGTAAAGGGGCCAAAAGGAAGAGATAAAGTTCCTGCGATGCTTACCGATGGTGAGTTTGTGATGTCTGCAGGAGCAGTTCGTAAGTTTGGAATTGATACTTTTGAATCAATGAATGCTGCTGGAGGAGGTACTAATATTCCTCAGATTTCAGATGGAATGACTTTTGCTGAGGGTGGTGGATATATTGGTGGTTTAGGAGAATTGAGGAGAAAGTATGATGCAAAACATGGTGAAGGTGCTTATGATAAAGAAAGTGCCAGAAGAAGAGCAGTTGCTAATGCAACCCCAGAAACACATAATTTACCTCCACTAAAAACTGGAAATCAAGAATATTTAAGACAACTTAAAGAGAGAGCGAAAAAACCAGCTCCAAAGGCTCCAAAAGCTCCAAAGGTTCCTCAAATAAACATTAAAGCACCAATTATTACTCCATCTGTAGACCCAAAAAGAGAAGCAGAAAAGGAAGCAAGAAAGAAAGCGAGAGCAGAGTATAATAGTATTATAACCAATATGGACCATCCAGATTATGATAAAGCATGGAATGATCCCAAATTTATGGATAAACTTAAAGAAAAATATAGGTCACAAGCAGCAGTAACACCTAAATCATCACCATCACCATCACCATCAATATCTAAACTAGGAACAGGATATACTCCATATGTTTCTAGATTTGCCGGTGCTCGTGATGCTGCACATGAAAGAGCATCAAGAATTCAAGGATCTAGACCATATGTAAATCCTTTTAGCCCAGGTGGAATGTTTGGTGGACCAAGAATGCAGGCAAGAAGTGACTATGCTACATCGAAAGGTAAGTACTATTCTTCTTCAGATCAAAAGACATATGGAAATTATAATGACGCAATGGCTGCAAAGAAATCAAGAATTACTTCACTCGCCTCTCAGCAAAGATTGAATAAATTAAGTGCTAAAGGTGCGGGTCCAAAAACTGGTAGAGGAATAAGATATACGACAGAATCAGTTGCACAGGCTAAAGAAGATGCAAAACGTGGTGGATTTATGGGGCAACTTGGTAGGGGATTTACTAGAATGTTTTCTGATCCAAACAGTAAGCTTGGTAAAGAGAGACTTGCTAAGTTAGATGCTGCAGACAAAGCATCCACTGCAAGAGTAAAACAAGCAGGTGCTGCTTCTATCGGTAGATATTATTCTTCATCTGATGGAAAGTATTACAAAGATTATAACGCAGCAGTTCTTGCGAAAAAACAAAGAGTAAAATCCACACCAAAACCACTTCCAAAACCACAACCAAAACCACAAGTTGCTGGTGGCGGAATGGGTGGTGGAAGAGGAAGTGGTTCAAGTCCATCAACTGGTTCTAAACCACCAAAGTTTAGTCCCACTCATAAGAAAGGAACTAGAACCGCACAAGCAGCATTAGGTATTAAAAAATAATGGCAAATCTTCTTCCTGTTATTGCTAAACAGCAAAAGTCTGCTATTATAAAAGCAGATAAGTTTCTTAATACGAAGACAAAAACTGCAAAAGTAAGTGATGTCAAAAATACGGAAACGGAATCACCAAAACTTTTAGAAGACACTCTGACTAAAATTGAAAGAAAAGTTATTCAGATTGATAAACTCTTAAAAGACTCCTTGTTCTTATCTAAGAAAGAAGGTGAAAAAAAGAGAAAGGGAGAAGAACAAAAAGAATTTGAAGGTAGAGAAAAAGAACTTGAGAAAAAGAAACCACCAAAAGTAAAAGGTGTTGATTTACCCACACCCCCAAAAATGGGTTTCATTGATTGGATTAAAAACTTTATTACTCAAACTATACTTGGTTTTATTGCTGTTAGACTGATTGATTATCTACCAACTCTTCTCTCAGTACTTCCAACGATTATCAAAGTCACTGATTTTATTACTGATGTTGGTGGTAAGATGCTTGATGGTCTTATAACTTTTATTGATTGGGGTTATAAGGCTTATGATGCAACTCGTGGGTTTATTAAAAAGATAGGTGGAGATGGTCTTGCTCAGAATTTTGATAAATTTGGTGGAGCATTAAATGGTCTTTTAGATGCTGCAATTGTTGTTGGTCTTGCTTCTCTTTCTATGGGAGGAGATGGTGGAGGTGCAGGTGGAAGAGGTGGAAGAAGAGGATTTGATTCTACAGGCAGAAGAGTTGGTAAAGATGCACAAAAAAGATACGCGCAAAGATTTGGTAAAGATAAATTTGTAGATCGTTTTGGAAGAAAAAATTTAGGAAATCTTCCTGGTGGAATGCAGAGAGGGGCAGTTCAAAAAGGTGCTCGCTCTGCTTTTGTTGGACTTGCTGGCAAGGGTGGAGCAAAAGCAATTCTTGGATTTGTAAGACCTTTATTAAAAAGACTTCCGATTATTGGAGCATTAATTGATTTTGGATTATCAGTTGCTCTTGGCGAAGATCCAGGTAGAGCAGCATTTAGGGCAATTGGTGCTGGAATTTTAGGAACTATTGGTACTGCTATTGGATCTCTTGCTTTTGGTTTTGGTGGAATTGTTGGAGGTATTCTTGGAAGTATAGGTGGTGATGCAATTGGTGGTGCTTTATATGATGCGTTCTTTGGTAATAAAAAAGTAAAACCAAAAGATAAAGTAGCAAAGGCAGCGGGTGGTGGAAAACCTGCAACTCGTGGTGGAAAACTTGCAAGTGGTCCAGCAAAAAGAACTATCAAGAAAAAGAAAACTCCAAGAACTTTAAGAGCAACACCTTCTAAGTTAAAACCAGGTGGTGTGATTGGTGGTGAGAAGAACATCAAGAAATTATATCCAGAATCAAAAGATAAGGCAAAAATGAGTCCTTTTGATTTCTTGAAAAATACTTATGATACATTTTCAAAATCTACTGGATTGGGTGCATTAGTTGCTCTTGCAATCAAACCTCTGATGGGAGATAAACCATCTTATGCAGACTATAAGAATGTGGGTGTTGGTATTAATAATTGGATGAACCAAACGGTTTCTCCAACTACTCTTGCATATGCTGGTGGTGGTGAAGTTAGAATGGAAAGCATTGTTTCTGGTGAAGATTATAGTGATGTGATTGCAAGGTCAGTTCAGGATTCTGTTGCTCCAGAAATTGATAGAACTATTCAAGATTTAATGAAGCAGTTGATGTTGAAGAAAGAGGAACCAGAACAAAAAGAAAAAAAACCATCAGAAGGAATTGATGGTGAGGGTGGAGGTACTGGAGGAGGTTTAACTGCTGGACAGTGGGGACCTTTATTGGATGTAATTGCTGCAGGAGAAGGTGGATACGAATCTGTTAATCCTAGTTTTACAATACCGGGTTTAACAAAAATGACAATTGCTGATGCTTGGTCTCAGGCACAAAGGATGGGGAGAGCAAAAGGTGGTTCTGGTGCGATGGGGAGATATCAATTATTATCGGATCCTGTTGGAAGAGCAAAATCTGCTGGATTGGATCCTTATAAAGATTTATTTACTCCAGCAAATCAAGATAAAATTGCAGTTCATATTATTGAAAATATAAGGAACGGAAAAGAATGGATTGCTGGAAAAATTAGCGACCAAGATTTTCTACAAGGAATTGCAAATGAATGGGCTAGTATGCCTAATTATTATGGAAAATATAGTTATTCTGGACAGGGTGGAGCAATTAAAGCAGATAAACTTAAATCTGCTCTTGCTAAAGTTAAAAAAGGAGGATATAGTCAACAAGAACTCGCCGCGCATCCTGGATTAGAATCTGAAATCAAAGGATCTATTGGTTCATTTGGATTAATGGATCCAACACCAAGATCTAGACCGGGTGTTAAAGGAAGTTCTGGTTATGCTGCAGATAGTGGATTAGATATTATTGGAAAAACCGGAGATCCAATTGTTGCACCCGTTTCAGGAACTCTCCTTTATGCCGAAACTGGACATACTAGTTGGAGTGATGATTCAAATCCCGGTAAACCCGGAAAACAATCACAACATTCGTTTTTAATACAGTTATCCAAACCTTTTAAATATGGTGGAAAATTAATTAAATATGCTTATGGAACACATTTATCATCTCTATCTAATTCTGTTGCCAATAAGTCGGGAACTCCTATTATGGCAGGTCAAACAATAGGTCAAATGGGAGTTGCGAATAAAGTTCCACACCTTCACTTAGGACTTCTTCAAAATCGAGCACAATCTTCAGAATCTGATTGGTTGAGTAATACTCAAGTTAAATCCGTACTTACAGCATCAAGATTTCACGGAGGTCCAGTATTAAAAACAGGAAAATTATTTGCTCATAAGGGGGAATTTGTAATTGATAAAGATTCCGTTGATTTATTTGGAATTGATTTTATAAATTCAATTAACAGTATTGAAAACAAAGCACAGTTAGTTGCAAGAGCACCATCAATCATAGAAAAACTTAAAGCAATTTCTGGCTATACTGATTATGAAATGCCTTATGGTGGCGAACCTCAGATTATAGAAGTTCCTGTTGAAGTTCCAGTACCAATGCCAATGGGTGGTGGAGGTTCCTCTATGATTGCCGCTGGTGGTGGTGTAAATAGTACAAATGATATGTTTGAACAAACACTTGCTCAACTAGGATAATATGACTCTCAATTCAAGTAATATACCTGTATTTAAAATATTCTCAAATGCAACGGGTAAAGAACTCCCATTCAATGGTGGTGTTGCTGAGTTATATTATTATGAGAATCTCTTGTCAGAGACAGTACGAATGACCATCACTGTTGTGGATACTGGAAAGGGTGACAGTGGTACTACAGCATCTGAACAAATTAAACTTACAGGAACTGAAAAGGTTCACATTGAACTTGAGGATTCTCAAGAACAAAAGATATCTTTCAAGACAACTGCAAATGAATTGCACATTACAGGAAGAGAAAGAATTACTGACAAACTTAAAGATATTGAAATATTAGAACTAGTATCAAATGAATATTTAAAAAATGAAAGTGTAAGAGTTGACAAACGATATGATGGAAAAATTTCTGATTCTCTGAATAAGATTTTAAAGGATGTTTTAAAAACTCAAAAGAAGTTAGATATTGAACCAACTAAGAACACACGTTCTTTTATTGGTACTATGAAAAAACCGTTTTGGTTTATTATGTGGCTTGCTGGTCAATCTATTCGTGAAAATACAAGTGCCCTAGGATTAAGTTCTGGATACTTTTTCTTTGAGACAAAATCTGGTTATAAATTTAAATCAATTGATACTCTGTTTGGACAGAATCCAGTTAAGAAATACATCTATAACAACACAACTTCTACGGTTATTCCTACGGGATATGATGCAAAGATTTTAGAGTATGACTTTGTTGATAGTGCTGATATGAAAGATCAACTTACAATGGGAACTTTCAACACCTCAGTAAATCTATTTAACTCATTTGAAAGTTCTTTTAATTGCAATCCTTTGGATATTACAACACAGGAGTCTGCAATTACTGCTGCTGGAACTGAGTATGGAAAAAATCTGTTTAAAGATTTTATATCAAAACCATCAAGATTTTTTACTGGAAGTGAATCGATTGGTGGATTGAAACCAATTGATGAGGCAAAAGAATTGGATACTGATAAAGCAAAGTATCTTTCCTCAGCAACTGCAAGATACAATCAAGCATACACTGTAAAGGCCAACATCACAATCTTTGGTGATTATAGTTTGGAGGTTGGTCAACTTATCTTCTGTGATTTCCCTGAGCAATCAACCAAAACCAATACAACAGCAAACCCAAGAATGAGTGGCATCTATATGATATCTGCACTTTGTCATCGTATTGACCCACAACAACAATGCTTTACATCTTTAGAACTCATTCGTGATTCTTATGGTAGAAAACCAATGTTGTCTAAAAAGCAAGAACCTACACCAACAGGAGTTGGACAAGGAGTTAATAATCAGGGACAAGGTATTTTCGCTGAAGGTCAAGGAGTCACTGGTAAAGGAGTCACTGATGCTGATATCGCAGATGCATTAGAAGCAGAAGCGAACCTTGCAGAATCTCAGTATCATGGAGCAACTGCTGATTATTGGGAGGCAATTGGAGAAGGTCTCCAATCTGGAGCAAGTTATAAAGAGTTAGGTCTCAATCAAGCAGAGATTGATTACCTTGAAGGTAGGAGAGATCAACCTCCAGCACTATAAATAATAACAACTAATTGTGTGTTCAATATGGACAGAACACTTTCCCAGCATATTAATGATGATCGTGATGAACTGGATAATCCAGATACTAATTCACAACGTCGTCGTCATCTAGAAGATGAATTATATTCACTTGAAAAATATCAAGTGAATCATCCAGATGATGAACACGATCCAACACCATTAGAACTTTATTGTGATCTAAACCCAAATGCACTTGAATGTAGAATATATGACGATTAATTATGTCTGATGTAACTACGGGAACTGCCTTTAATCCACAATTTTTTGTAAATCCTCCTTGGTGGATTGGACGAGTAGAATCAAAAACTACTTGGGATGAAAATGTTCAGGCAGAAACTTTTGAAGGTTTAAACGCTATTAAAGGTTGGGGACACAGATATAATGTCCGTGTCTTCAACTGGCATACTGGAGATGTAGATAAACTAAAACCAGAAGAAACAGTTAAGGCTCAAGTTGTGATGCCTGTGACTGCAGGATCTGGTCACGGTGGAGCGTCAATCACCCCATCAATTGAATCTGGTTCTGTCGTTTTTGGATTCTTTAAAGATGGAATGGCAGGGCAAGAACCCTATATTGTTGGAGTGATTGGTAACTCAAATAATAATGTTCCCAAGAAGAGAGCAGAACCAGCTCCAAATCAACCAGTAGCAACTCCATCTCCAACTGGCGGCACACCTACAGTATCTAAACCACCAACACCTGTTCGTGGTCCAGGTAGTCTTGCAAATAAACCAGTACCTCCTAACGTTGATCAACTGAGTATTGATCAACTTAAGAAACTCTTAGATCCATCTAAGACTCCTTCATCTGCAGTTTTTAAGGCAGCATCTGAAGCAAGACAAAAAGCAAAAGCAGAAGGGAAAGACGCGAAAGAAATTGAAAGATTGGTTCTTGCCGCAACTGTAAAGGCATCAAGACAACCAGGTGCCTCTGCTTCCAGCGGGAACTGTAATAAAGGTTATCAGCAGTTTAATGATACTTACACTGAAGGATCTCCACAAACCGCAGCTAAAGTTCCTGATGATAGAATCTTAAATGGTTCTCCATTATCAACAACAGAAGCACAACACGTAGAAGTTCAGTCTAAAACTGAACAGGATAAAGACAGTAAAATAAAAGTCCCTTTACTTGATGTTTCCAAACAAGGAAACTCTAAGATGAAAGGGATTCAACGGACAATGAAAAATCTGTTGAACGTTGTGGAGGAACTAAAAAGAATTTATAATCAGGCATCTTCTTTTGCAACTGGTGTTTTAGAGTTTACTGAAAAAATAAAATCAACAGTTTCGAATGCTGCTTTTGAGATGGCAGGATTTGCAAAGGGAATGTTGAATGGAGTAAGAGGATATATCTCTAAAAAGATTTCTGATGGTGTCAAGTCTGTTGTTCCATATTTGTTCCCCACCGAAGTCCCACAACTTCTAGAAATTAGTCAGAAAGGTTGCGACAAACTTTCTTGTGTAATGAACAAGATTATCAAAGGACTTCAAGGAACATTTACTGGTTTACTAGAGAATGTACTTGATCGTTTTATCAATGCTCCCCTTTGTGCTGCTGAATCAATAATGGGTGACTTTATTGATACAATTTTAGATCCTCTTATGAGCACACTGGATGGAATCTTTACTCCAATTAATGCTCTTCTAGGAACAATTACTGGGGGACTTGCTGGAGGTATTGGAAGTTTGGTAGGAGGTCTTGTTGGTGGAGGTTTAGGTAAAGTTGCAGGAAATTTATTTAATGCTCTTGACTATGTTCCCGGAATTCTTCAATTCTTCTCTTGCGAAGATACACAAGCTGCTGTAAAATATCAAGAAATATCTCAAGATAGATCTGCACTTCCTGGTGGAGATGCTGCACCTACTCCAACAGGTGATAATCAATCTGCAACTGGTAAAGGTGCAAATACCGCAAATCCTGTTATGTCCAATATTGTTTCTAATACTACATTTAATGGAGATTATCAAGTTTCTGGCGCAAGCACAGACGCATTTACTGGTCAGGTAAGTTCTCTGGTTGAAACTGCTAAGGAATATGAAATTTATGTTGGATCTGAAAGTAATACTAGTGGTATTGGACAACTAAGAACATCCGCAAAGAATAATCCAGAAGATCTTCAGAAGTTTGCTACATACGTTGATAATCAAGTTAAGAATGAGACTCCAAAACTACGTGATGAAATTAACTCTGGAAAGAAAGATAGTGACCCAGATCCTTCGTTCACTTTATATTAAGGTATGAATTATGAAATCTAAGTTTTTCTCAGGTATTCTACCAAAAAATGTAATCAAAGTAGCCTTTGTTGACAGCGAAGGCAAAAGAATTAACGGATTGACAGTTGATGATGCTCGTAAAGTTCATCAAGCTGACCCAACAAGAAAATTCTATTTTCAAAATGGTGATGGAGTTGAGAGTGTATTAACGTTTCAAGAAGTTGAAAAATTAATTCCAGAAGATACTCTTCCTAAAGCACCATCTTGTCCTACCGATCCTCAGTTTTGTGGACCACCATTGGTTCAATTTTTTGGTGGAGATGGATGGGGAGCAATGGCAAATGCTGTCGTAAGTCCTATTTCATCATCAGTAATTGGTTTTGATATTGTAAATCCTGGTTATGGATATCAAAATACACCATTTGCCGAACTAATGGACGCTTGTGGTAAAGGATCTGGTGGAAAGTTGATAGTTAATATGGAACCAGAAACTGGTAGCAATAGACCTAAAGCGGGAGATGGAATTGATAGACTTGGAAAACAGGTAAAAAATATTACAATTACTGCTCCAGGAGATGGTTATTTGCCAGCGCCTGATGGAAGTTTAGGAGGTAATGAAAGAGTATGGAAGGATCCTGATGAAGGTTTTGTAACAACTGCAGACGGAAAGTATTACGTTGTTCAAATTGATAGACCAATTTTGGTAAAAAAGGGTGACAAATATCATCCTCCTGATGGTCCTCCTAGAGAATTAGAAGAAGATGAGGTTATTACTCAACCATTAGTTCCTGTACCAACACCAAGACCAGAAGTATTTGGTCCTCAGTATCCAGTGATTTTGTGTATTGAAGAGATTGTTGTTCTGGATGGAGGATTTGGATATCGTCCTGGAGACAAACTTATTATTACACCAAATAATGGTACAGTAGCAGAACCCGTGATTAATGAAAGAGGGCAAATTGAAAGAATAAATATCCTCACAGGTGGTTGTGGGTACGAAGATCTTCCAGATATTCGTACAGATTCTCCAACTGGATTTAATGCTACATTTACAACTATCTTTAAAGTCACTAGAGTTGATCCAACTCTTCCCATTGAAGAACAAGTTGTTCCTGCAAAACCACTTCCAACCACAGCAGCAACTGTTGAAGGTCAACTTTATAAACCATTCTCTGTTCCTGAAGGGGCAGCGGTTGTTCAGGTCATTGATTGTGTAGGTAAGGTATTTTAATGAAATCAGTCAATAAAGAAATTAAAGACGTAAGAACAAAGGATGGAAATCTAAGATTTGGTCACATCCATAAGGATCAGGCCAAATCATCCATTATGCTTCAAGGTCAAGGGGGTCTTGAATTTATTACGATTGATCAGACAAGTCCTAGAGAAGGATGGATTTGGTCAAGATGTAGAGGACGTTATCAAGTAATCGCTGGAGATAATATTCAACCAGGTGATGTTGGAATTTATATCAGTTCTGCAGGCGGTAATGGACTTTCAAAAGGAAACATTGAAATTCTTACGAAAGGAACTTTTAAAGTCAATGCTGAGAACATTCAGTTAATTGCAAGAGGAAGTGACAATAGTAATGGATATATTAACCTAGATGCAGATGAAGAGATTAAATTAAAAGCAAAGAGAATCAATATTGACGCATCTGAAACTTGCAGTATCTTTTCATCTGGAGAAATAAATACCACAGCGGAAAACATTATGAAAATGACCGCAGGATCTTTTCAAAAATTAAGTGCCGCGAGCGCACTTAAAAAACCAGGATT